TATTAAGTGTAATGCATCAGGATCAATTGGGGCAGATATTTCTGTACAGGTACAAATACCAGGTGGTATTATGTCTGGCAACATTTTGCGTTTAAGCGGAATGGGCAACTACGTAGGAAATATGATGGGTATGGATCAGTATACCGATGCTCATTTAACTATTAATGTAGAATCTCATAAAAAACTAAAACTTGAGGGAAGAGATGTGGTAACATCTATTTCAATTTCATTATTAGATGCGTTAAGGGGATGCACAAAACAGGTTGAGACTATACATGGTTTAAAAGACATATCGATTATTCCTAAATCTAAAAATAAGGATGAGGTTGTTATGCCAAACTTAGGTGTTGAAGGTTCTGGCGCTCAAAAAGTTAGATTAGATGTTAATTACCCTGATAATACAGAAGAATTAATAAAAACTCTATCTATGATAGACAATTAAAGGATACAATATGTTTACAATACCATGTAATAATAAGGGGTGTGGAAAATTACAAGAGCCCTATCTAAACCCCAAAGATGATAAAGTTTACTGTTCTGTATGTGACCAGGAAATTGATAATGTTACTTATTTTGCAAAAGTGCAAATGAAAACTCTTAAGCAATACAAACAAAAAAATCCTACTTCATTTGCGGTTAAATGTGATAAATGCAACAAAGAAGCACGCCCATTACTTATTAATGATGATGTTGTTTGTGCTGGATGTAAAAAGCCATTAGATAAACTTAGTGTTCCTTTTAGGAATATGTTAAAAGAAAAGTTGAAGACTGTAGGGAAAGATGTAGCATGAGGAAGTTGATATGCTAGACAAAGTAATAGATTCTTGTAAATTTTTATTGAATAACTTTCCAGAAGCTCAGGAATGTAAAGAATATCTTGATTCTAGGTTAACAAAAGAAAGTCAAGATACATTTCAATTTGGATATTTTCCAGATATTAATAATATGGTGGCACTTACATCATTAATAGGTGATGAAGGTCTCAAAGAATTAAATCTACTTTATTATAAAACTATTGAAGATTCTTTTTGTCCAAGAAAACTAATGTTTAATTTTTTTGAGAACTATCCGTTAGTTATGCCGTACAAAGATGCATATGGAGAAGATATAGCTTTAATTGGCAGGACGCTTTTATCAGAAAGCGAAAGAAAGAAAAGGAAGATTCCCAAATATAAAAACACAATATTTCATAAGGGTAATCATTTATTTGGTTTAAATGAAACTAAACAATATATATTAGAGCAAGATTGCGTTTATATAGTAGAAGGACAGTTTGATGTAATCAAAGCTGTAGAATCAGGTTTTAAAAATATTGTTGCTTTAGGTAATTCTAATATGACTTACTATCAATTTTCTGTCATTAGCAGATACACTAATAATATATTTTTATTATTAGATAATGATGAGGCAGGTGATAAAGGTAGGAAGCGTATTGTGTCACGTTTTGGTAAGTACGCGAATATAAGAAACTTTTACTTGCCACCAGAGCACAAAGATATAGATGAGTATCTATCACAGAATAGTTATGAGTCACTATCTTTTCTTGTCAAAGATTAGTTAATCTTTGATATTATTGATATATTTTGATTCAGATCAGGCTTGCACATAAGGGAAACAACATGAATAAAAGACAAAATCGTTCAGATCGTTAACAATGGGTTTTATTGGAAACGGTATGTAGTAATGATATGATGGAAGCATTCTGTAATGAAGATGGAATATATAACAGATTAAACCCTTTTGGATATAATGAGGACCTAATGGAACTAGAAGATCAATTAAAAGTTGAATTCTGGAGAGTTGTAGATACGCTACTTACTCCTAGACAAAGGGAAGTTATTAGATTGTATGCAGATGGTTATACTCAAATGGAGATAGCCAAGATGCTAAATGTTAATCAAAGTTCAATTACTAAATCTTTAAATGGTAATGTAGACTATAAAAATGGTAAGAAGATTTATGGTGGAGCAAGAAAGAAAATAAGAAAAATTATTGAAAATGATGTTCGTATCAAAGAAATATTGAGTCAAATGCAGGATATTCGTGATGAGGCTTGGTAATGACTTAAAAAAATAAGAGTATATGTTATAAAAGGGAGGTGGGGATTACAATAAATTCTCATCTCCCTTTTTCTTTTGGCAATAAAATCGAATGCATGGGAGGTTGATATAGAAAATAAGCATATGTTTATTATCAATATTTCTTTATGTATAGTGTGGCATATTCTATATAATGGGAGACGTGATGTCGAAATTTGCAATAAATTACTCAGGCTTAGAAAATACAATTTATAAAAAGGCATATCGTCTTGAAGATGTTAAAGATAGCATTGAAAGAGTTGCTTTTGATGTGGTCCGATTCAAAGATGATGATAATGGAGCTAATTTGTGGCAAATACAAAGCTCCGATGATGGCGATTATATTGTATCAATTTACGAACCGGATAAAGAAGAAAAGATAGCTTCTTCAAACTGGGACGTTTCTATTAATAAAATTAGTGGAGATTTACAAATTTCTTATAAGGGCGATCCATTAGTTAGGGTCGCTTATAGTAAATTAGGCATTCCTCGTGCTGAATTAAATAAAGCCGAACAATATTTGCCACAAAAACTAGCTGATAACAAAAAATTAGTTAATGCTCTACTAAATGAACTTAACGAATCAGCTAAAAAAGAGGTATTAAGTAAATACCCTGAATTGGTTTAAATTACGGAATAGGTGTTTAAATGAGCCTCGACAAAATACAGCAACTAATTGGATCCATCTCAAAAACAGTAGAGGATAATCACAAGATCGCTACTCCTGTATTAGCTATTAAATTAGCAAGATACACTGAATCATATCCTCATGATCAGACACTTGGCTCAATGTCAAGAGTAATTGAAAAGATGGCATCTAATAACACTTTGTTTATAAGTAGAGCCGATCTTAAAAGTCTCTATCAAAAATTATATTCTCGTAACACTAAGTTTGCACAATTATTTGGTGAAGAACTTGGGGTAGAAGTGTCACTAGAAGATGAACCAAGAGTTTCTACTAATGATGAGTCAAAGAATTTGAATCCATATGAAGTAGCTGACCCTATTTTATCAAATGCATTGAATAGTGTTTTTGATAAAAGTATTCCATTAAAGTTATATTCTCAAGCCTTAGCAAATAAGGCGGTAGCTGAAGTGAATACTGATTTAGATTCTTGGGGATTAAAACCCACTTCATTAGCAGTTAATGATGGTAGTGATAAGTTTTTAGTTTTAAAGGCTGATTATGAAACACCAAGAGGTATTACTAGTTTTTATGTTCCAGTAGAAATTACTAATGATAAATTATCTGAGGCATCTATTTTTATGGGAAATTCTGGACCACAAGAATTAAACCACGAAAATGTTAAAAAATATGTTACAACTAATGCTGGTAGTAAGCTAAAGATTAATGCAGCTAATATCCTAGGCGTTTTAACAAAAGCATCTAGCGAGAATAGAGAAGTAAGTGATGCAGAATTGGCATTAACTAGATTGCACGCAACGCGTCAAGGAAAGTCCGAATTTTTCCAAGGACAAATTGTTGGACAAAAAGTAGCTGAAGCAGCCAAGAAAGAAGTTGAACTTCCAAAATCCGATGAGTTTATGTCATTTGAAAAGAAGTTTTCTTCTCCAAATGGATTTGCAACCTTTAAGTTTGGTTCTGACAAATTAAAAATAGCTAGTGATAATATAATGAGAGAATTAGTTAGCATGGGTTACTCTAATGCTCAGTTAGCAGTTTCCGATGTTAATGAAAATACCTTATTTTATAGTGTTTCCTTAGATGGTGGAAAGGTAGCATTTACTGTTCCTGTAAAGATTAATAGTAAGGGTATAAATAAACCATCCGTATTTTTATGTAATGGATCTGTGTCTTTATTTGAAAAGGGAAATATCGATAAATTATATATTAATAATGAATCAGATTATAAGGCAGCCGCATCAGCATCTCCATTATTTGGATTGAAGCCAAGCGATTTAATTAATAACATTCGTACTGCTGTCGCAGAGGGCAATGCAGCCAAGGCAGAGGATGCGTTGAATGTATTGGCAAATGAGGGCGACGAAAAGGCATATGCGACGGGCTTCCAAGTATTTCTTCAAGGACTAGGAACTACCAAGGTTGCAGAGGCATCTGCTCCTTGTGCTTGCACAATGATTGTTAAGAATAGTTCCAGTCAACATCCAATATGTGGACATACAGGATTACCATTACATGAGGTCTATCAAGATAGTGAAGGTAATTGTCGTCCGTTATATAGACGTGGAA